TCAACCAGGCAAGCTTTTCTCCCCATTTGGTTCCCAGAAGACACCGGAGGTGCAAACGGGGAAAGGGTTCCTTGCACTATTGGCTATCACTTTATTATGAGGCACGGGTACATGCATGTCGTTTATTATATAAGATCCTGCGATTTCTTTAGGCACTTTAGAGATGACATTTATCTCTGCTGTAGAAAAGTTTTATGGCTTCTCGAAAGATTAAGGGAAAGAGATTCTTTTTGGAATGATGTCAAACCGGGTATGTTTACTATGCATATCACTTCATTACATGCGTTTAAAAGCGAAAAGTACCTACTCTCTAAGTAGGAATTACATTTTTATTTCCTGAAATTTCTTATTAGATTTACACTAATAATTAAACAACTTTTATTTTTTATCAAAAATTCAGGAAATGACAGAGGAAATTAATCAAAAAATCCCCAGCTATCTAAGAGCCTCCTTAAAAACGGAGAAGCCAGTTCTTTATATTGATATGGACGGGGTTCTCTGTGATTTTGATAAAAGACAGGAAGAATTATCAGCCAGAGGCATCAAGCAGTATCAGGCTTTTAATCACACTCTTGCTTTTAAAGATTTAGACCCAATTCCTGGAGCAATAGAAGCCTGGCACACTTTACAGGAAAAATACGACGCCTACATACTTTCAACCGCTATGTGGTCAAACGTAGAAGCATGGACAGATAAGAGGGTTTGGGTTCAAAAGTATTTAGGAAAAAGTGCCAACAAAAAATTAATACTTTCACACAATAAGGGATTATTGAGAGGGGAATATTTGATAGATGACAGGGTAGCTAATGGTGTTGCTGATTTCGAAGGTGAGCATATTCACTTCGGAACGGAAAAATTCCCGACGTGGAAAGAGGTTTTACAATACTTACTAACCAAATAAAACATGTTTACTCGATTAAAAGGCAGAATCTGGTTTAAAATCAAAAGATATATTTCCAAAAGAAGGAGTAAGGATCTTAAAAGTGCTTTCAAAACTCTTTACAGCAATCAATCAAAGATAGTTGAAATTGCAAATTATATAATGACCAATTCAGAAACAAAATTTGTTTATTCTGCTCTTTCCCATTCTATGTATATGGAGCTTCATGATGTTATATGTAAAATAGAAAAAGACAGCATAGTGATAACAAATGGACTTTATTCATATAACATTAGTGTCAATGAGGTAATACTTTATGATTTCTCTAAAAAATATTTAAATCATCTTGAGTCTAAAAAAAGATCTGCAGATAAAAAGATCGTAGATAAATTAACATCATCACTTGGAAGAGTTCACGAGCAACTAATTGAAAAGGATAAGCTCTACGAACTTCTCTGATTTTCTTTCATATATACATTAGATTTAGAGACTTAACTCTAAGTTGCTTCCGGGTCTACCAGCCTTGGAGTGTCTTGAAAGGGGACACGAAGGAAGTTGCTAAATATAGGTTAAAAAATCATGTATATCACTTCAACAAGTGGGTATTACGCTATTAAGCCGTGCGTTGCCCAAATCACAAAAAAGAAAAACCGATTAAAGGTTTATCCATCATCAAAAGATCAAGTTTATCTGAATGATGGAGATGAATTCGAGATTGAACTTTTCAATCCAAAAACTTCCCCGGTCTTAGCTAAGATTAGTATTAACGGAAAAAGAATTTCTGAAAGAGGGATAATTCTTAACCCTGGACAGAGAGTTTTTCTAGAGAGATTTTTAGACTCCCCCGAAAAATTCAAATTCTCTACCTACAAGGTAAACAATTCTCAAGAGGTTAAAGAAGCCATTGCTAATAATGGTTTAGTTAAAATTGAGTTTTATGATGAGTATAGTGCATTTTCCACTTCTGGAATAACATGGGTTACAAATCCGTATATCTATGGAAACACTACAGGAGGATGGAGTAATTCAACCACAACTAGTACTTTTTATAACTCGAACATTTCATACACTTCTAGTGTTGCAGGGAGCTTAAGTACATCATCACCAGATTTTTTTAGAAATGCCAACAAGAGATCCGACTCTATAGAAACGGGAAGAATAGAAAGTGGATCTAAATCTGATCAGGACTTTAAAGATGCTAATGGTAATTTCAATTCTTGGCCATGTAATGTGATAGAATATCAAATTTTACCAGCTTCACAGAAAAATGTGGAAGCTAAAGAAATTCGATCATATTGCACAGAATGTGGAACTAGAAACAGACAAGACTGGAAATTCTGTCCAACCTGCGGTAACAAATTCTAAACTAAAATTTAAACTCGTGATAGAAGATCCGCCGAAAGGCGGATTTTTTATGTGGTTTGAATGGGAACTGCTTTTATGAACTGCTCCCAATTTTCTTCTGCAGTAGAGGCTATTCTTGGATCTGTGACAGAAACTGCTTGAGATCCTTTACCTCCTGGGATTAACCACTGTCCTAATTTAGTAAGTGATTTTCCTTCTGTTCTAGCAGTAAATACCTTCCCCATAATACCGACCTTTTTCCCTGCTGAAAGATCCTTCAGAGCTAATATCATGTTATCTGTGTATTTTCCTATTCCCTTAAACTTTGAGGTAAATTCTGCGCTTTTTAAAAACTTGGTAATTTTGGGAAAAAATTTAGAGACCAAAGAGGCTACAGGAGCGAGCATTTTAGACCCTATTTTACCCGTTCCCTTTAAAGCTTTTACTATAAGAGAACCTCCTGCTCCAATATATTGCCCAAATATTGGAATTAAACCTATGGCACAAAGACCTGCTAAAAGGTATTCCCCCTGTTTAGCATAAGATACTAAATTTATTCCCTCAAAAAAAGATCCAATTCCGGGTATCAAGGCAGCAAAATCGAATACCGTATTATACCAATACTCAAATAGCTCATCACTAGATTCTAGCATAATAAGGCTTTCTGTTATTTGATCCTCAGTAAAAACAAACTCATTTACTAGGGAATTTCGATAATCGCTATATCTGGTCAAAAATTCCATACCTTTATATATCAAAATTTACATTTTTATCTTTGCGGGAAAATTCTTATTTTTACAACAAATTTAAAAGATGAAAAATTTTGAAAAAATTCTAAGCGAAGAACAATTTGAAGCGGAGGCAGATGCCCAAATAGATGTTGCTTATAACAGCATGTATAACTGCTTTATGCTTGGTGATTCAGTTAGAATCGCTAGAAAAATAGGTTCTAAAAAAGAAATCAGAGAAATGTTAGACTATTTTTCTTCCAAGGAAGAGTATGAAAAGTGTCATTTTCTTTCCAAGATCCTGGAAAAAATTTAAAAATGGCCTTCTTTTTAGGGAAAATTTACTGCCGGAAGAATATATAAGGACAGAAATATAATATATTACTATGCAGAACCTAAAACAAATGGAAGATTATAAAAAGGACAGGATGAATAAATCCGCTGTTGAAGAGACTCCTGTTGCTGATGACAATCTAGACATGGAAAATACAGAGGGCGGGAAAGAAATGGATATGGACGTTGCGGAAGAACCAACTTTCTCTCAAGAGATTCCTGGACAAATAGAAATAGAACCAGGCGAAGCTAAACCATATATGGTATTGGCAAATCTGAAGAAAATCTGCGACCAAGCTAATCAATTAGTTTCTATGGTTCAAAGCTCGGGTAAAGTTGAGCAATGGGCGGTTGATCATATTACTACTTCGGCAGATGATATTGAAGAGGTTTATAACTATTACAAGTACAGAGATTAAAAATATCTTAGCTAATAATTAAAAGCCTCGGAAACCCCGGGGCTTTTTTATTGTATAATAATTAAAAATAAACCATGGCTGACAAGAATTTTAGAAGAGTCAAAGACATTAGCTCGGATCTAGAGATTTATTATAAAAAGTATTTCGAAAGAAATGCCACTAAATTTATCTGGAAATGGAATCTTAAGATGTCAGATCTCGAAGATACATGGATTAGCGAACAACTTGAATATTTCATAATTGGGCAGGTCAGCGAGCATACCTTTATTTTAAAAAGACTAGATGATGATTCTAGGTGGTTTGTTTCGGGGGAAAAGTTCGTTAAGGAATTTTCTCGAAAATAAAGAAGAAAGATGACGAGAGAATTTAAAAAGATCGGAGGAGAAAATGTACCAGATCTATTATCATACACAAGTGAAATCTTAACAAAAAACCCGGATTCTAAAATACATGTGGGATGTGATAGCCAGTCATATGCAACAAAAACTGTTTACGTTACAACAGTTGTTTTTAGATATGAAAACAAAGGAGCACATGTGATTTATAAGAGAGAAGTTATTCCAAAGGTCAAGGATCTTTGGTCTAAACTCTGGGGAGAGCTTAATAGAGCTATAGATGTTGCAGGATATTTGAAATTTGAGGGAAAAATTGATATTCATCAGATCGATCTGGATTACAATACAAGTCCAAAATACAAGTCTAACATAGTTTTAAAAGCTGCAGTTGGATATGTGGAGAGCATGGGATATAATTATGCGGTGAAACCCGAAACACTTATCGCGATTAGTGCAGCAAACGAACTTTGCCGCTGAAACCAAATTCCATTTTAGGTATATAAGTCTTAAATTAATCAAAAAACATGAAAAAAATCTTAGGAATTTTCGCACTAGCTTTTGTTTTAGCTTCTTGTGGTTCTGGAGCTTCTACTTCAGAATCTACAGTAGATTCTTTAGCAGCGCAAGTTGATTCTTCAGCAGTAACTGCAAACGACTCAACAACGGCTCAAATCCCAACTGAAGAAGCACCAGCTGAATCAGCAGAACAAGTGAAATAACTTGAAAGAATTTGAATAGAAGAAGCAGACGAGAGTCTGCTTTTTTTATTGCCCACTAAAAATATCAAAATGAAAGACGTATTTTATTCAAAAGGTTTCATTCCGGGAAGAATGATCAGTGGATCCAAATCTGGATATCGTGACATGTATCCAGACAATGAGGTTTATTTTAATGCAAATGTGTTTGTTTTAGGAGAGGGAAAGATATGGCACGGGGATTTAGACTTGACAAGAGACAAGGATTCCCTCGAGGAGATAGCTAGGGAAATCGGAAAAGATCTATTCATCCTCCGCGAAATAGACGGAAGATTTGAAAACGAGGAGAGAACAGATTCAGAGATTATAAAATTTGCAGTTCATAAGGTGGAAATCTAATCCCGTTTCAGGTCTATAATATTAAATTAATTAGAAAATATGGCTAAAGAAAAATCAACACCCAAGAAAGAATTTTCATTTCTAGAACTCGATAAGCAACTTTCAAAAATAGAGGGATTCGAAGCTGGTTCAATTTTAGAGGAAAACGAATTTTCAGAAGTTACCGAATGGATAGGAACGGGAAATTATGTTCTAAATGCTCAGCTTTCTGGAAGTCTTTTCGGGGGAGTAGCTAATAACAGATCAATGGGAATAGCTGGAGATCCACAAACAGGAAAGAGCTTTCTTTGTATGAATATTGTGAGGGAATCACAAAAGCAAGGATATAATGTGATTTATTGTGACACTGAAGGAGCTATTGATCGATCAATGGCAAAGAAATTCGGAATTGACACTAACACAGTAAGGTATCAGCCAATTAAATCTATTTCAGATTTTAAAGTATTTGTTGCCAATTTAGTAGATCAGGTTAAAAAAATTAGAAAAGATGGAGCAGATCCTAAAATCTTATTGGTTCTAGATTCTTTGGGAATGCTTACGACGATGAAAGAATCTGCAGATGCTTTAAAAGGTAAAACTGCGATGGATATGGGTATCAGATCGAAAGAAATGAGAGGACTATTCAGAGAGATCACGTTAGATTTAACTGGTGTTAGAATTCCTTTAATTTGTACCAATCACACAACCACTGCTGGTATTGGAAGTTTTATGACAACCAAAGAAGCTTCAGGAGGTGACGGTCCAATTTTTTCTATGAGTAATGTTATTATGCTTTCTAAGGCACAACTCAAGGACAGCAACGATAAGAAAACTGGGATCATCGTTACGTCAACACCAAAGAAAACAAGATTTACCAGGCCTTATGCAACTAAATTTCATATTTCATTCATTAATGGTATGAATCCTTATGTTGGTTTGGAAGAGTTTGTTTCCTGGGACATTTGCGGAATTGAAAGAGGTAAGCTCGAGGTAGATAAAAAAACCGGAGAATTAGAATTTACAGCTAGCGCATCTTCTACAAAATGGGCAATTGCTCATTTAGGTAAATCTATCTTCTCCTCACAGCTATTTACTCCAGAAGTTTTTACTGAAGAGGTTTTAAGAAAAATAGACGAAAAAGCAATTAAACCTCATTTCTTGTTACCTGATTTATTTGACATGAACGAGCTGGATGCTATCGTTAACAGAGAAGAATCAGACGAAGAAGATGGACAAGAATAAACTAAAGATGAAATATCACATGGGTATCTGGAAAGAACTTCCAGATTATCCACATGAAGAAGATGTAATTTTTGAATTAAATTCTTATCTAATTAGGGACGGCAGACCGCAGGGGGAATTTTCAGAACAAACCTTCAATTCTTTTTTACCCAACGATTGGGAATCTAAAAAACACGGAGAAATAATAAAATCTTTAATCGAGAAGGGAATTTTTGAGCGACAAAAGTCTAAAGGAAATAAGATAGTTTATAAGATTAAAGATAACCCTCATTATTAATAATTATGGTTAATTCACATTTAGAGAATGTATGGTTTTGTAGCATAATTTCTGATCCAATTTATGTGGAGTCTGCTAAACCTTCTTTCTTTAAGGATGTCAGATATCAAGAATGTTTTAAGATAGTTAAATCGTTCTGGAAAAAATATTCGCAACTTCCTTCTACACAACAGGTTAAGGAAATTGTTAAGATGCTGAAGTTGAATGATAAGCTTCCTGAATCACAGATCGATGTTATCTTTGACATTAAGCTTAATGATTATGATTCAGAGTGGTTAAAAGAAAACACCGAGGCTTGGATAGAATGGAAGAATCTAGAGCAAAGTGCGATGGATTCTATTTCATATATTAAATCAACTGAGGTTTCTCCTGAAAATATCAAGGATGTAGTCAATACGTTTAAAACTATTATCAATGAAAGAAACAGTCTAGATTTTTCTTTCGATCTTGGATTGGATTTTACCGATCCAGAAAATCACAAGCAGCCTAAATCTAATACATTCTCTTCTGGATATGACTTTATCGATATTTGCCTCGGAGGTGGATTTTCTGCTAAAAACCTTTATGTTTTCCTAGGTCAGCCCAAAGTGGGAAAAACTTTATGGCTAGGAAATATAGCAGCACAAGCAATCAGGGCTTCAAATAATGTTGCAATTATAACATTAGAACTTAATGATCGCAAGTACATAAAAAGGGTTGGTGCCAATCTTCTTGGTATTAAAATGTCGGAATACAATAATGCAACAGAAGATGGTGAACTTATCAAGAAGAAAATTAGAAATCTAACATTCGATAACTTGTCTGTTCCTGGACAACTTTATGTAAAGGAATTCGGAACGAGTCAGGCATCAGTTTTAGATGTTGAAAAATGGCTCAGAAAGGTAGAGGAGGTTAAGGGTATTAAATTTAAGATTGTTGTTATAGATTATATCAACATTATGAAAAACTGGAGAAACCCTAACACAGAGAATACATATATGAAGATCAAGCAAATAGCGGAGGATCTAAGAGCAATGGCTCAGAGAAACAATTGGTCAGTCATTACAGCAACACAAACAAAACAATCTGAATTTGATGCTACAGATCTTTCTATGAATTCAGCTTCTGAATCGTCAGGGCTTGTTGCAACGGTCGACGGTATGTTTGGTATTATTCAAGATCCGCTGATGTACACCAATAATGAATATAAATTAAAGGTACTAGCTAATAGAGATGAGGGATACAAAAATTCTTATAAAAAATTCCTCGTTGATTATAGCTTTATGAGGATCTCTGAAGATCCCAATTCCCAAATAATGAATGAGTCTTAATGAAACAAAAAAAACTAATTGAAGAGGAAGAAAAGAAAGAAATAGAATTACCCGCACAGGATTCAACATTTGAAGAATACCTACACATAGATGATGGAAGCAGAGATTATCATTCATTTAAGACCAGTAAGGATAATGATGACGAAAATTACAGACATTTATCTGCATTAAACACTTTAGTATATGAGATTTTTCACCGCTCTAGATGGTGTGCTTTAGGTCCAAATAAAAAGATTCCCAAAGATCTAATCCCATTTTTATTTCAAGATTTGTTAGAAGAGATGGAAGAAACGGAATTTAGCATGGTTGAAAAATTTGTGACTATATGCGATTTCATGAATGTGGGATATCAAAAGGCTTATGAACTAATTCACATGAAATATAAAGAAACTATTGTTAACGAAATGGATCAAAAATTTGGAATTGTTTCCAAAAAGAAGATTAAGAAAATATTCTAAATGGATTCATCAAAGATTAAAAGAATTTGGATGATAACTGATACCCATTTGGGTGTTAGAAATAGCTCGGAGGAGTGGATCCAAATTATGAGAAAATATTTTTTCGAATGGTTAATACCTCTAGTTAAAAAAAAATATAAACCTGGAGACGCAATAGTTCACTTGGGTGATGTTTACGATTCAAGACAGAGCATAAACCTCAAAGTACTCAATCTATGTGTTGAAATTTTTAGTGAGCTTTCTAAGATTTTTCCGGAGGGTGTATATGTGATTTTAGGAAATCATGATTGCTATTCTAAAGAATCTAATGATATAAATTCTCTCAGTTCTTTAAAATGGATTCCAAATGTGAAAATATACGAAGAACCAGAGAGTATTAAATTTGGTCCTAGAAAAGTTCTCATGATGCCTTGGAGAACTAGTGAAGAATCTGCTGTTGAATTGCTTTCAGAGGCGGAAGAACATGATTATCTTTTTTGCCATAGCGATATAAAGGGGCTCAGCTTCAATAAGTACACAAAAATAGAGGAAGGAATCGGTTATAATAAGTTGGAAAATTTCAATCGTGTTTATTCTGGGCATATACATTATTCTCAAAATTTTGGCAAGGTAAGAATGTTAGGATCGCCATATCAGTTAACAAGATCTGATATGGATAACAAAAAAGCAATTCTCTTGCTTGATTTAGAAACAGAAGAAGAAATGATATTCGAGAACAATTTTTCTCCCAAATTTATTAGAATGGGATTTGATAAAGTTCTAGAAAAAACACCTTTGGAGCTTAGTGATATTTTCAGAAACAATTTTGTTGATATCTTAATAGATCCGAAATTAGCAGTAAAAGCTTCTCTTGGTATTTTAACCGAAATGGTATCAACCCAGCTGAAAACAAATTTCACTCCAATAACTGAAAATCAGGCAGACCAAAACGTAGAAGAAACATTATTTAATTTAGATGGTAAGAATTTTTCTATTATAGATTTTGCTGACCAATATATCGGTGCTTTGGATGAACCAGAAGAAGTTAAGGAAAGAATGAAAAAAACAATAAAAGTTCTCTATAACAGAATAGCCCACAAAGAGGAAAAAGAATGAGATTATCAAAAATAGAATGGAGAAATTTTGCTTCCTATGGAAATAAAATACAATCTCTGACTTTCGGGGATAACCCTGGATTATATTTAGTAGTAGGAGAAAACGGAGCAGGTAAATCAACCATATCTGACGTTATAACCTTTGGACTTTACGGTAAGTTAGAAGGCAAAAAACTCAAAGACATTCCTAATAGAATTAACGGAAATGCTTGGGTTAAAATAACATTCTCCGTTAATGGAGAAGAATATTCCGTTGAGAGGGGTTTAGATCCCTCAATTTTTAATCTTTACGTTAACGGTTCATTATATGACAAAGCTGGTTCTAGATCAGTCCAAGATTATTTGACTGATGATATAATTCAAATTCCCAATTACGTTTTTAATAATACTATTTCTCTATCAATTAACGATTTTAAGAGCTTTCTTAAAATGTCTCCGTCAGACAAAAAATCAATTATCGATAAGATATTTGGATTTTATGTCATTAATGAAATGAGGGACCTGCTAAAGGAAGAAACTAAATCTATTAGGGAAAATTTAATTAGAATTTCGGGAGAGGTTGATTCTCTTTCTAAAACACTGGGCAGAACACAAGAAGAAATGGATGCTCTCTCCAAGAAAATTCTGGAAGTTTCTAAGGATAAGATAAGTGATTTAGAAGAAAAAATTTCCAAGTATAATCAGCTCCTGGAAATACACAAAACAAAAACGTCTGAATTTTCAAAATTAGAATCGGATCTTCAAGGGGAAACTAGAAAATCATATAAAATATTAACAGAATCTAAAGGATCGTTAAGAGGTGTAGAAGAAAAGATAAGACTTTATAATAATGATAAATGTCCCACATGTGCTTCGGATCTTTCCAGTATTTTTCACCAGGGGATAAAGGATGGGCTACTTAAACAGATCGACGATTTTAAAAAAGAAATTCTAGATGCTCAAAAAAATTATGACGATTGCTCTTCCAAAGAAGCAAATCTAAGAAAAGAAAGAGAGGAAATAAACACTAAAGGTAACAAGATTGTAGTTAATATAAACTCTGCAAAAGATGAATTAAAAAAACTAAAATCAGGAGCTTCGTCAGATGGAATAGATTCTCTTAAAAAAATAGCAGAAGAGACGAGAAATAATATCCAAGGATTTACTGAAGAAAAATCAAAAGAAGACAAAAAAAGTGAGTGGCTCAAGAAAATAGAAGAGATTCTAGGCGATAAGGGAATTAAACAATTAGCTCTTAAAACTATTCTTCCTTCTTTAAATAACCACATAGCAGATCTAATGCAATCCCTGCACCTTTCATATACAGTTACATTTGACGAAGATTTTAATGCCTCTATAATCCATATGGGGGAGGATATATCAATTTCAACCTTAAGTACAGGAGAAATGAAAAAAGTTGATTTTGCTGTTCTTCTTTCTGTAATAAAGCTAATGAAAATAAGATTCAGTAGCATAAATCTTCTGTTTTTGGATGAAATTTTTAGTTCGGTAGATCCTGATGGGGTTTACACCATTCTGAATACTCTTCGAAAAGTTTGTGACGATCATGGTTTAAATGTATTCGTGATCAATCATGCTCCTATGCCAACCGAAATCTTTGATTACAAGATAGAAATTCAGAAAAGAAACAACTTCTCAGATCTTTTAATAGAGAAGGTATAGCCCTTTCAAATATATAGGAATATGGCTATCACATCAAGAAATGACCTCGAGAGGTTTACATATTTCTTCGTTTCTAAAAGCGTTAAGAGATACTTATCCCCTCTACCTATTATAGAATTTTATATCTATAAATTTGACAATCCCGTTTCTGCTGAGAGAGGTAAAAAATACTTGAAAGACGAATTTACAATTGACGTTTATCAAATGTCGGAGGAAGTGTTTAAAACAGGGTCTTTTGAGCATCCCAAGTACAGAAACCAGAAGAATCAGTATATAAAGTTTAAATACATAGATGTACCAATTAAAACTGTTCCTGTCGAGGTCAGTAGAAATATAGAATCAGTATGAATTTTTTAGATAAATTTAACAGCGACGATGTTTTTTTCAGAGGTTTAATCATTGGAATGCTAAAATCCTTGAATGAGAAGATCACCTTCTATCAAACAACAAGCAGTGGAAAAATACAGGAGATTTATATTCCTTTTTTCTATTCTTTAGCTGGTGACGAATCTTTTTTACAGGATTTTTATTTGAATTATGGGGATTGTGACGGAAATCCTCTTTTTGCTGAGGGCAACTATGATGTTGTTCCAAGAGGCATTTTAGAATATCAAAGCTCTAGGATAACAACATCCTCATCAACAAATAAGTATGTAAGGGGAACATACGAGAAGGAAATTGTGCAGGAATCTGGGGGATCTGAAATAAAAGCTTATTCAGCATATCTTACCCCTATTCCAATCGATGCTACATTCTCTTTGAAAATTAAGGTGGATACCACAACTGATGCTTTAAAAATTCAAGCTAGAACTATCGAGGTTCTTTTTAAGAATTTTGTTTACTATTTTGAATACAATGGATTTAGAGTCCCGGTTCAAGCATCTTTAGCTGATCAATTACCTGATAAAGCTCCGAACACGTTTAATTTTAGTTATGGAAGCACTAGGGGCGAGGGAATTACACTTTCTATCAATGTGAATGCAGAGACATATCTTCCACAGTTAGATCTTACAACTGAAAGATTTAGAGGAAATTTAATGCAAGGAGGGATCAAATTGAAGACCGAATTAGGAGTAGTTCCCCCAGACAATTCAGCTATTTTAAAAGGCATAACTATCCTTTCACAAAACACGATTAAATAATTAAGAATTTAAAGGCTGATCCTCTACTGCTTCGCCATTTTCGATCTTTTTAGCTGGATCTTGAGATTTTCTGTATCCTAGAAGACCAGCACCAATTCCGGTAAAAACAACAGTTTGTAATAGAATCTCATTGTCTCTAATTAGAGATCCGTAGAGAAAGGAAATGCTACCAATTGTACATATAAGTACTCCCATTGTTCCGCTGGCAGATGTTTTTCCATTTGAATTAGAGGTCATTTGAGCAAAACTGAATCTATTAATCATTTCTTTAAGATCTTTTAATCCCATACCTAGATTTTATTCACCGATATATATGAGAAATGGCAAATCCAATTATTTTTTCCAGCATTGGAAATTACAGAATTATTAACTATAGCGAGGCTTTTAGCGACGTTAAAAAGTTTAAGGGATGGATTATAGAGGCCACCGGTGAATCGGGGGTTTCTAGATACCTTAAAAAGGAATTTAGATGGAGTTTAAACAATAGCAATTGGTCTCTGTGGATAGAATTAACAGAGGAAAACACTAATGCTTTAGATTTAAATCCGGGCAATAAGCTGTATTTAGAATTCAAGTTTACTGCATTTTCTGACGAGGACGCTAGTCCGCACTTTTCTGAGGGATCCCAATTGGATCCTGTAATTGAGATTGAAAATTTTGATTTAGATCTTGAATACTTTGTACCTGATTATAGAGATCTGATAACTAAACCTGCTGTTCTTTGCTCCAGAGAAATGTACACCAGATCTATTATCTTCAACGATAATTGCGATCCGGACAAAGTATTTAAACCTTATGATGTAAATAGGGGAATAAACGTTTATCAAGATCTAAGTAAGACAGTAAACACCTTATTTGGGCACGAAGTTAATTACTATTCAGTACAGCCAAACGGAAGAGGTAAAGATGTGGTTCTCAGAGAATATAGTCTCTTCGATGTTGTTGCTGAAAAATGTGTTAAGGTAATGGTTCCTGGTAACAATTTTCCAGACAATAAACCAATTTATGACACGTTCGGAATTCAGTTTGAGCAGCCTTTAGAAATTCATATAGACAGAAAATACTTTGAAAGTATTTTCGGAAAGGGTGCGCAACCGAGGAAAAGGGATATTATATTTTTTCCATTAACAAACAGAATCTACCAGATAGAATCAACATATTTACATAGAGATTTTAATTTATATCCAGTTTTCTTTAAGTGTCAATTGATGAAATACGAGGTAAAGAAAAACACCCAATTCATAAACAAAGAAGATGAAAAGGAATTGCTAGATTACACAGTAAACACCCAAGATCTTTTTGGAGAAGATACCCAGGAAGAAGTAGAAAAAATAGTTAAACCCCAACAATATTTTGTTTCTTCTCAAAGAAGAAATGAGGATCCAACTAGAGCTTATATAGATTATTACCTTCCTATCATAGAATATGATTTAAATAATAACTGGACAATAGTCTTTAATAGCTATTATGATCTAGAAAGATTCTTGTATGAGGATCCAAAATCTACTTCTAAAACTGATGAGCAAAGACAAGCAGTTAGATATAAATCTTTACCTGTACTAGGTGACGGCGAAGAGATATCTTTTACATGCTGGTTTAAGGTTAAGAATTATATAGATAAAACAAAATTAGTCAATAAGCCTGCTTCTAAAATATCAATAACATCATATACACAAGCAGATGGATTGATAACATATTCAACCTATCCAATAGCTCACAAATTAAGTATGGGAACAAATCCGGAAGGATATGTTTCTGTTTTAGCTGACGGGCCAAGAAGTGGTGGATTTAAAATAGTAGGTATTCCAGATGCTTACAACTTCACAGTAAAAGATTTAGGTGTTCCTATCACATCATCTATCTCGACCTGGAAAATGCAGAAAGCACAATCTAGAACATTACTTTATGGAAGAAAGGATAGTCAGGGAATTTGGATACAGATGATATGGTCAGGATCGAATGAAACCGAAACAGGAACTAGTTACATACAAACGGGATCTTTTAGAATCTTAATAAACGGTTTAGAAATACTCTCACCTTTTGGTGCAGGAACAACCGCGTCATTAGGACAGTTCATACCTTTATTAGACGATTGGTATGGGTTTGTATTTAACTTTTCAAATATATTTAAACAATACTCCATAAACGTTTGGAAAATGCTTTATGACCCAGAAAATCCAGAGGCTCAAACTTCTGATCTTGGATTGATTCATAATAAAGAGGGTGTAATCACTGAAAAATACACTTATAATATACCTTCAAATATTGAATTAGATAACCAGAAAGAAACTTGGAAAACTGATAATAATGCATACAAAGTATTAGGGAGTCCGCTTTTATTAACCAATTTGAGGATTTTCCAAAACATGATTGAAAAAGAAAAACAATCTGCAATCTTAAATCAGAATGTTGTCGGAGATTCTCAGTTAGCAGTTATTATAGATAATGCTAAACCGGTATTAAAGCTACCTAAAATTGCTAAAAACAGATAATTATGCCAAGAAGACCGCCGAAAAACAAGGAAGGATTACTTATTTCCAAAGAGCAGGCTCTTAAAAAAAAGCAGGAATTAGAAGATCTAATTTTCAATAATGAAACCTTAGATGGTTTAACTGCTCCTGATATTCCTTCAATGAAGCCGTCAAGAGTTATGAATTTTGACTCTTTGAAGACCGAAGTTGAAACGGAAGCCAAGAGTATTCTGAATTCTCTGATTAAATTTTATATGGATAGCGATATAATCGACGAGAAAGATTATATCTCATTCAGAGCAAAAGTTGATGCTCTAAGTATTTCAACTATGGCTTTTCAGATTAGAACTGCACAGCACGCCGTAACCAAAATGTTGGATGAAATAGATGCTGGAGGACAATACCAAGCTAGAAATTTTGAGGTACTAGCACAAATGCAAAACCAATTGATGCAAATGCCTGCCAAATTTCAAGCTTATTTAGCAGACATGAAAAAACATATAAAAATTTAAACAATGAAGCTAAGCTTCAGGATAACACTAAACAGCCTCTCATGTTTGACGGGGAGGGAAATGAAGTAGCCATTCCTGGATTGGGGGGAGAAGGAGGAACAGTAAAAGTTAGAGGCAATAAAGGATTTATGGAAAGCCTTCAAAGTGTCATAAAAACCGAGGTAATAGTTAAAAAAGCTCAGGTTGTAGAAGAAGCTGAAAGCAATTTAATTGATCCAAAAATGAAAGATCTGATTACTCCGGAAACAGAATTGAAGAAGCAGATCGAAGATGAAACTAAAATAGAATTAGACGAAGATCTATTTTAATTATGGCAGTCGAGGAAAAAATACAAAGTAACTATTGGACATCCGCAAGGGTTGAAGAAATTGTCAAAAACGCGGACGAAAAAGGTATAGATTTTAAGGAAGTAGATAATCCGTTCCATGAAAATGACCCAGAGCTTAGAAGGGGAGGGGTTCTTTACGAATACACTGAGTGGGAGGTAGCAGAAATAAAGAAGTGTGCATCGGATGTTATTTATTTTGCTAATACATATTGTAGTGCAATGACCGATGAGGGTATTAGGAAGATAACCCTTCGTGACTATCAAGAGCAAATTCTTAGCCATTATCAAAAACATAGATTTAATATTTTTCTAAGTCCAAGACAAAGCGGTAAAACTGTTACATCTTCCATATTTCTATTGTGGTATTTGTTGTTTAATTATGACAAAAACGCCATGATTTTGGCAAACATCGGGGACACTGCAACCGAATTGATGGATAAAATCAAGATTATTATGAAGGGGCTTCCCTTCTTTTTGAAGCCAGGTATTTTAGTTTATAACGTTATGACCATGAAATTTGATAATGGTTGTAGAATCATGGCAAAAACAACAACTAAACAATCGTCTATTGGTTTTACTGTTCACTTTTTATATATGGACGAGTTTGCTCACATTAATCCCAACTTCATAGGACAATTCTTTAAATCGGTATATCCAACCATCTCGTCGTCTAAAATTTCTAGAATTATTATCACTTCAACACCGAACGGGATGAATAAATTCTATGAAATCTATAAGTCTGCTATCGACGGACAAAACGAATTCAATCCGATTAGGGTGGATTGGTGGCAAGTTCCTGGAAGAGACGAGGAATGGAAAAAGAAAGAGATTGCCAATCTTGGATCAGAGGAGGATTTTAATCAGGAGTATGGTAACCAATTCTTAAGCTCCTCTAAACTTCTTTTGGACTCATACACATTGAAAAAGCTCAAAAAAACGGAGGTTAAATTTGTTCATAAGGAATTATTACCATTCCAAAACTCGATTATAGATTACCAAAACCTATTATGGCATCCAAATTTTGATCCGACAAATCTCTGGGAAGAGGGGGAGAATAAAAGATTTGTAATATCTGTGGATACAGCAGCTGGTGGGGGAGGCGACTATAGTGTGGTTAACATTCTCAAAGTCTCTCCTAAACCCCTGGCTTTAATTGAAGAAAAGAAATTTTTTGAAGATGAATCCGATTTTTTCTCCCTGCTACAAGTCGGAGTTTTTAGATCTAACACTATACAGGTAGAGGAACTTAAGGTATTTTTAGAAATATTATGTGCTGAGATTTTTAATCCGGAACAAATAAAATTGGTGGTAGAGGTTGATTATAGAGGGGAATATTTAATTGAAAAATTGCTTACTGGGGAAAAGCTTTTCAATGAAATGTTTGTATATACCAAACACACAGAAAGCTCCAAACAGCTTAAAATCGGGGTAAAAGTGACTCCAAAGACCAAAGAAAAATACTGCGAAGATCTAAAAATTAACACAAGAAATTCAAAAATTATTCCAACTGACATTACTACAATCATGGAATTGAGCAATTTTGGGGAAACTAGTAAGGGGATTTATCAAAGCCAAATTGGAAACGATGACATAGCAATGACATTGGTAAATGCCAATTCTATATTTGAATATCAGGATTTTATGTATTTAGTAATGGATGTTTTCGATACAATTTCTGAAAAATACAAAACCGCGATAAATAAAAAACTATCAGAAAGCGGAGAAACCGGTATTCAAGGGGATGCTGCTAGTAGAGAAATGGAAACATACAATGTTTTCAAGGACTTCTTTTAGGTATTTTTTTGATATATAGATTAAGAGCAGGACTCCCGAAGTTCTCACCTCGAAAAGATATATACAAGTAAAAAATACAAAATGGCAAAGAAGTTAACTCTGGATCTATCCGTTTTTAAAAGTTCTGGTGTCTATACCTTAGAATTTGATGCTTCTGAAAATATTGTAATAAATCCACAGACAGTAAGATTAGTGGTTGGATTTTCAAACAAAGGCCCATTCAACACTCCAGTTTATGTGCCAGACATTCAGACAGCTATTAAAGTTTTCGGTGACATCGACAGATCTTTAGAGAAAAAAGGATCGTTCTTCCATCGATCAATATTCACATGCTTAAACAGTGGACCTGTTTTTGCTCTTAATCTTTTAAAGTTGAACAATTCAGTCACAACAAGTGACGATCCTGATGTTGCCAATGGCGCTGACATAGCTAGATACAGAACTTTTTCTGTTGACACTGCAGAGTCTAATGGAACTAACTCAACTGATGAGTACACTAAGGTAAACGCAAATCTTCCTAAGCAGGATAAATTGGTTTCTTCTTATTATAACAAAGAAAAGTTTTGGTTCCCAGATCCAAACATGCTTCTTGCCACAATAGATGTAACTGAGCAATCTAAATTGTTCAGTCTGGTTAACTTAAGCCAAAACCCAATAAGTGTTATTGTAAAGAAATCTTTGGATGCTAGACTTCCTATTAAAGGGTTTGACATTACGGCTCAAGAATATTTTGGAGCTAACAACGTTCCAAACTTCATGAATCCGTATGATTACATTTCAGATTACTTTGTAGATGTTATCGTGGTAAGTGGTAATTGGACTAAATACCAAGAACTTTCTTTGGATCCAATTTATTCATCTTACTTTACATCTAAGGGATTTGTAAAAGCTCAAATTGATAATTTCTTAGCTCTTAAAGAGGTAAACGTAGTGTTAAGCGTAACTGGATGTTTAATTCCTGATTTTGTTGATCAAAACGGAATCACTCAATACGTTAAAACTCTTATCAACAATCAAGTTGGACAAACAGGGGTTTTATGTGCAGTTAACGAAGAAGCTTTAGATGATCTATCTTCAGGGGATTACTCTTATATAGATTTAGTTGGACACCACCTAACGGGTGCTTTAAATCCTGCTAATCCTGAAATCAACGAAATAGATTTCCTAAGTTACAGTTCTCCGCTAACAGCAGATTTTACATACACTCAAAATGCCAACACAATAACAGATCTTGATAGTCCTTATTCAGATCTTATCGAAATAGGAACAACCTTTGTTGATTCTTTCGGATCTCCTAGCGTTGATGGTGTATTTGAAGAAAATTTTGCAGCATATAGCTCTACGAATCTTGATTCGGGATTACCATATTTACAAACAAATTTCTTAGGAGCTGACGCTGCAAGTAGAAAAACTGCATTAAAGAATTTCTTGGCAGTTACTGCAACATCACCAGCAGCTAAATTTATCATTGGTAAAGTTACTGGAAGCATTTCTGGTAATGTTGAAGCTAAAAAAGCTTTCTCTGCTAATGATATAGTTAAATTAAAGATCGAAGAAGTAAAAGAAGTAACAGTTTCTCCAGGAAACGTACAACTTAGAATTAAATGGTCACATCCTTTATTCAAAGCTGCTTCTCCTTTAGTTTCTCCTTATTACAGAACAAATCTAGGAGGAAGTCATTATCAATTCTGCAAAGCAGATTATTTTGATAGATTTGATCCGATCGAGACAAGCCCTGGAACAATCGGAAGTCCAATTCCTATTGTTCCTCAAGTTACTGGAAACTTTGCATATTTTGGTTATGCTGAATCTAAACTTTTCTTAGATCATAAAAATGGATTAATTAGCGACGGAGACGTAATTTATAAAGCATATGACGGATCATTAGTTCAATATCTCAAATTTGAAAACTCTGTAGACAGAGACGGATTTGAAACAGTAGAGATGAAAGCATATGTTGACTCTGATTTTACAACCTCAGAAGCTGTAGTTGCTTTGGGAGTTAGCTATACGACATCATCTACGGGATCTTCTGATACGGTTGATTCTGATGAGGTAAATATAGTATCGATTGCTGGAAACCTAAACCAGTTTGTTAATCTTATTTCTGTAATATCTTCAAATCAAGTTGAAGTATCCGTTACAGAGGCAGCGGCTACATCCCTAAAGGTTGGGGATCTACTAGTTTCCCAAGACCTGGATCTTTTTGAAAACTCTGTTGGTAATAAATTAAACAGATTAACAAGAATTATAGAGTCTAAAAAAGTAGCAGTTCCTGGATCACCTGGAAACTACACAATTTACGTGAAAACGGATAGACCTATTCTTCTTTACTCTGGAGCTAGCGCAAGAGTGAATAAGTTTAGACCAATACATCAGTTCGTAGAAACCTACAAGATGACTTATCTTCCTGGATTCCAACTTAAGACTTCGCATAAGCCTAACGGATCTGATGACAGATTGGACGAAATCCTAGACGTTTTAAATACCACAAATATTTCTAAAACGCTTGCTGATAGAAATATTATCACATTCAGATATGTTGTTGACACGTTTGATGGACAAATTCAAACTAACTCTAAACATCAGCTAGCTAAATTAGCTAAGGACAGACAAAAATGTCTTGCAATAATTAATGCTCCTTCGATGGAGAAATTTAAGGAATCAATAGATCCAAGATTTACTGATGCACCTTCAGCAACTGATCCTGCTCCTTTACTAAGAGCAAAGTATATTGCAGAGGGAGGAAATCTGGAATTAAATCCTTCATTCAGATTCACTCTGCCTGATGAAGACAGTGGAGCTAAATTCTGTGGTGTGTTTGGACCTTTCCTAACTATCAGAGAAAATGGTAAGAATTTCAATATTCCTCCAGCAGCTCACGTAAGTAACAACTTTATTAGAAAATTTGTTACCGGTGAACCTTATTCTATCGTAGCTGGCCAAAAAAGAGGGGTACTTTCAGGATCTAACTTAGTTGGTCTTGAATACGATTTCTCTCAAGATGACAGAGATTTCTTAGAACCTTTTGGATTCAACCCAATCATCAGAAAAAGAAACATTGGATTGGTGATATTTGGTAATCAAACCGGATATCAAAGAACTAACTCAGCATTTAACAATTTGCATGTTAGAGATCTTCTAATCAATCTTGAAGAAAGCGTTGAAGATATCCTTTCCAACTACGTATTTGATTTCAATGAGGATTCAATCAGACTTGAAATCAAAACTATTGTAGATAACTACTTAAGCGGTGTTAAAAACGTAGGAGGTATCTATAACTACTTAACTATTATGGATTCTTCTAATAATACTCCAGCTATTATTGATCAAAACTTAGGAATTATCGATATCATCATCGAGCCTGCTAGAGGTATTCATAAGTTTATCAATAGAGTAACTGTTACAAGAACTGGTGGTATTGCTTCCGGAGGTTTCATTCAATTCAGTTAATTTGATGAATACGGAAAAGAGGAAATATATAAAATAAAAAATGGCAGGATTACCACATTATACGAGTTCGAAAGCAGCGGTAAACAAATTTGAGCCGATTTATACAAATCAGTTCGAAGTTGTTATTACCCCACCTGCTTCCGTGGTTCCCTCTCAGGGAAATCCTAATAATGGCAACATCCTTTTAGAACACGTAAAAAGTGTAGAAGGATTAGGAGTTGATCAAAACCCTGGAGAAATCGCTCAGCAGTATAAAAATGCTAAGAGATACTACTCTGGAGCAAGACCAAACCAAACAGGATTTGATTTAACGATCAACTTTGAGGTAAACCTTGACGAAAATAATTCCATGTACGTTTTTAAAACAATGAGACAGTGGGCGGATTTAATTTATAATCCACTTACAGGAGCTCAGGGTTTAAAAAGAGATTATACTGGTACCATAGTAATTAGTGCATTCAATAAGGCAGGAGACGTTTTTAGAAGAATCACATGCAAAGACTGCTTTCTTATGGCAAGTTTAACTCCTATGGATCTTAACTACACTAACACTCAAATATTTAGTTTGAGAGCTCAGTGGGCAGTAGATTACTTTGATGACGTATTTTTATAATAATTAAATAAAAAATGGCAGGACTACCACATTTTACAAGTTCAAAAGCAGCAGTAAGCCTCTATGAACCGGTTTATTTAAACCAGTTTGAGGTTATAATTCAACCCCCTGCAGCAGTTTCAAACCCTGTGGGAAATGCAGGTAGAACACTTCTGGTAGAAAACATTATCTCTATAACAGGATTGGAGGTTGATAAAACACCAAGACCAGTAGAGCAAAACTACAAATTTGCAAGAAGAAGATATGCAGGAGGAGCGGTAGAAGACACTGGTGCTAAAATTAGACTACAGTTTCACACAAATCTAGACGATAACAATTCAAACTATGTTCACAAAACATTGAGAGAATGGTCAGATTTGGTTTATAATCCTCTAACCGGTGCTATGGGAATTAAAAGCACCTATACAGCTAACACGTATGTTTTAGTAAGCATGTTTAACAAACAAGGAGACGTTTTCAGAAGAGTTAAATTTCTAAATTGCTTTCCAACTGAAGCTATCACAGCTATTCCTTTATCATACGAGGGAGGAGGAAATAGACTTTATGATATAAACATATCATTCAGAGCTGACTACTTCGAAGACACGTTCAATTAAAAATTTCTTATTTGAATATATAAAAGGCTTATCTACAAATAAGCCTTTTTTTATTGATTTTTTGTAAAGAAGAAGAACATTATCCAACCATGGACGAAGGTGATCAAGAATCTAAACAAATACAAAAAGAAGGAGAAGAGGATGACCCTTTTCAGAGATACATCTCTTATGTTAGCGATGTTCTTTCTCCCATTTGGTTACGACGCTTTATTCAAGTTAATCATGGATTTAACTGGTTCATATTGGGTTGCAGATATCGTTTTTTATTCAATTTCAGGATGTTTTTGGTTATCGTATATCTTGCTTACGAGACATTTAAATAAAGCCAAAAAAT